GCCAGCGATGTGGCCACTTGCAGGAATATACATATACTCGTCGTTATACTTATTGTAGACGTATACCGCAGTGCTGTCCATCACGAGATAAGAGTTATTGAAACTCAAATCACCAATAGCTTCTGAAGCGGTGTCTGCTGTAGTATCTGGAGAAACAAATCCTACACAATCTTTACGGGCGGTGCCGCAAATTCGTTCAATCTCCTGTTGGACTGTTGTATCTGTATTGAATTGCTCTGCAAACATCAGATTGATATCAATCTCTTCAGGATTTTCGAATACGGCGAGTGCTGATACAACATCCGCTGCTGCGCCTATTCCATCTACTCCACCCTGTAGTGAGAAGTCTAAAAGGGCATTTGTCGGCGCGACTGTATCATCATTGCCAATGCCAGTGACGGTGACCGCTAAATCAGCCGCTCCTCCACCACCAATGTTAGCGTCGGTGATAGTAATAATATCGCCAATAGCATAACCATAGCCCTGATGACTAATGTCCTGTGAATTATCTACTGCAAACCCGCTTTCAACGAGTGTCATGATAGCAGTAGCAGCACCGCTTGAATCGACAGTAACATCAAAGGATGCGCCACCGCCGACACCATCAGAAGTGACACCTGCAGTAACACCATCAATAAGCAAACCATAGGCGCCTTCAGTACGTGCAACATCGGCTCCGCCCATGGTAAAGTCATAAACACCTGTGTTGTTGGTGTTATTGAAGAAATTCGCATCGCCTAAAGCACCTGAATCGCCCGGCTGCGCCGTTTGATTTGCTGTGCTCCCTAACCAAAATGATTTAAACACTGCTTCGTTGACATACACGTAATTAGAATCTCGGTTAATTACAGTCTTATAATAGTTTGATCCGCCATCCTTTACTGCATCTGAGTAAAGTGATAAACCTTCAAATATTTCTAATACTGTGTTTTTAACACCAGTAATCAAGCCGCCTACATCAACAATCGCGACATGCACCTCGTCATAGGTTTGTGTGCCGGCCACTTGACCCGATAGCGCTACGTTGGTCGCCCAATCTGTAGTTTTAGCAGGGCCACTAACAACACTATTTAAACCAGACAACGAAAATTCACCTGGTATTTCGCCGCCATCTGTCAAATCAAAGTTTGTAACTTGAAAATTAGCAACAAAAACTTTAATGCTGTTACCTAGGGCTCCTGGGTAACGGGCGTAAAACGATTCACCGTTGTCACCGCCAGAGGCTACAGCAGGAAATACGATTCCATCAAAGGTATCTTTATTACCGATGTGTGTAGAACCGTATGCTTCTGATGCTAATCCATAAGCACCACCGCCAGCATTTCTTGCTGTTGCTGGTACTGCTCTGGATACTTCGAGCGCGTTAGTGTATTTTAAAAAGCTAGAAGCCTGTAAAAAAGGTTTGTAGTTATCTGCACTCGATGTAGGTACACCGTAAGCGTTTGATAACTCCTTTTCTGAAGAAACTAATTGTGTTTCTCCTACTGGGCCCCAACTGAAGTGACCTGCAAATGCACCAATAGAGGTGGACACTGCCGGAATCACGTTTGTCAAGTCAATTTCTTTAACTTGAACTCCTGGAGATACTTGAAATCCCATAGTTGTTTCCTTTCAATATAGATTTAATTAATAAGTAGAGCATAATAAGAAGAATGTTTCAATAATTCTATTTATAACTATTATGATTTACAGATTATTCCAAGTGTCCATCTCCTTTTGCATCTGTTCGTATGCACCAGTATTGTTACTGCCGTCTTCAATTACTCCAAATGGAGGAATATCGTCTTCAATTTGTTTCATCTTTTCTGCAAATAGTAGATCTTTCAAATCTATAGTTGATATATCACCAAACGCTTCAGAGGAAACAAACCAAGCAAACATAACTAAGTTCATAACTAAGTCATCGTGATTTCCTTGCGCTGCTTCGTACGAAGAACCTTTTACTTCAAAGGTTGATAGCTCGTCAATCGTATCAGGATCTGCAATCTTCAATTTCCCCATTTCGAGCAAATCCTTTAGATTGGAACACCCTATCCGTTTAACGCGTTTTGTCATTGTAACACCAACGCCACCTTTCTTTACTGAAGATTCTACAAATGTGTTTTCGTATTCATATTCATAATACACATCATTGCACACCACTTGACCTACATCGTTACTTTCAATAATAACCAAAGCTTCGTTGTAGTGTCTTGCGGTGCGGACAATTACATCAGGGAAAATCATTGGCGATATCATATTATCGCGGTATGTAACAACCTGTTCAAACTGTCCTTCGGTTATATCTATAATGGTGAATGTTGAATAGTCTTGTCCTCGACCTTTTGAAACGTCAACACACATTATGTATGTATGATCAACCTTCGGTGCTACGTAATACGTAACATTCCTATCCATCTTAATGGGAGGCATTGGGTTTAGGGAAAGCAAACAGTTAGAAGTAATTAGGGTATTAGCTGTGCCTAAAAAGTTATTGCCGTACTCTTGTTCGAACTGTAGCTCTGAAGTATTTGCAATAGTTTGTTTTTTCCACGCCTCGTCTCGTCCTGGAACATCGTACCAATCTACTCGCGAAGATTTAAATTCGTTAATCTTCTTCTGAGATCCTTCCCAAAGTTTATAGAACATGTTGCCTACACCATTCGCGGTAGACGTGATGATTACCTTTGTTTCACTACCAGCCGAGATAACAGGATACGTAGATGTATAGAATTCAGCATCTCTTTCGACGAAAGCAAACTCGTCAAGAAACAATAGATCAATCGATAGACCACGAATAGAACTACCCGATGTGGCCGCAGCAACGATCTTCGCGTTATTACCAAATGTAATATTACCTTTGTTCAATTCTTTACAACCAGGCTGCAGAAAGAATGGTAAATTCTCAAGCGCTAGAGTAATACGACCAAGCATCTCACGGGCAGTAGCTCCTTTATTCGCAAGAATCGCAATAGTTTTTTCAGGATTAAAGATCGCATACCACAGAATATAAATAACCGTAGTGATAGATTTACCTGACTGACGACAGGCAAGAACAATATTAAATCGATTTTCGTTAAAGGACTTAAAGAGTGTTTTCTGGTAAGGATACGGTTTAAAGTCGATTAGACCTTTACTCGGTGCAATAACCTTAATATACTTCTCGGCGAAGTACATAGGACTACTCATACACTTCATGTATTCGTCTATCTCTTCCTTTGTGAAGTTCTGCGCTACGCCATTCCCTTTGACGAGCTGATTGCCCATATAAAAATCTGTCATAGTACTACGCTCCCCGCTATATGCCAATTAAAATTTTTACTTTTAATTCGGTAATGTATGGCCTGCCGTGTAATTTTGTATTTTTCAACAATCATTGGTATTCCAACAAATTCTTTATCGTCTATCATATATAAAGTATATTTATATTTTCGTTCGTAGCCTTCTGCATTTACAGTCTTACGCACGCTCGCAGCTCTCTTTTCCTTTACTTGCTGTGAATCCTTTTGGCCTATTCTAGCCGCGGTGCCCTTTTTTGCATTCTGGCGAGTAGCTTCCAAATCTCTGCCTTTTCTTTTTTTGCTTCTCGCTTTTCCAATATTTCTGCAGTGTTCTTCAGTCTTGTAGGAAATAAACCCTTTTGCATTATGGCCGTTTAAAAACTTACTATCCTGTGCAGCGTAAATTCTTTTTAGAACAGTAGACTCCCAATCAATACAAGACTTTTCAGATAAAAAGGTTTTTCTAATTTGAATTACATCTGGCTGGCCGTGCACTTTGACATAATCTTTAACGGCGTTACTGGTGGTAAAATATGTTTTCCAAAAATTATTTGGATGAGCTCCCCTACCGTATTTGGCACCATAGTACCATTTGTTTAATTTCGACCACCCGATTAAATAGGTGTAGGGAGTATAAATATCCATAGCTGAACTTTTCTGTTATAAGGTTAATAAGTTTAGAACTGGCAGATACTTGTAATATCGTGGCCAGTACTTTTATTTATACGAATAGTATAATTTATACGTCTGTTACGTCCTTAATGTCTTTCGTCTTCAAGAACTTTTGCAACTCTGCGGTAGATCCCACAAAGATTGAGTTGTTTGTTGTATCGTTACTCCGCGGTCTTTCTTTCTCTTGAGTAATATCTTTACGCACCTTCTGTAGCTTAATCAGATCTTGTGACATCTGACTTGTATCTTTAATCATATTGGATAGAACTTCAAAGGCTCGCGGGTGTTCCGACTCAGCGGCCAAAGCCATCATCTGCTCAATCGCTTCTGATGATTGACCAATAAGTTCTTTCATCTTATTCCGAGAATAATTTATATCTTTCTCGGTGTCGTTAATTATCTGACCTCTATCAACTTCTGTTTTAGGTTTTTCTACGATTGAAAGATTTTTTTCGAGTGCATCAAGTATTTCATTTTTATGCGTCATGATCAAAGCCGAATGTGGTTGTAATAGTGTCTGTACTGTCGAGCGGAGGCGCGTCGTCAGTGTCTACTGTTCTCCGCACGTTTTCTTGCCCGTGTGGTTTATTGGTTTTTAAGGTAGCGCGATTTTCAGTATCGCTATAAAAGAATGTATCGACTGCTCGGATAACCTTACCTTCAGTAACACCTCCAACGAACCGGACTTTCATGGTAAAATCGAGCGTATAGATGAGCGTCCGTCGGGTCTGAAAATCTCCTTCGTAATCATCTTGAATTGAGGTGCCACTCAATACAATAGGGACGTCGGTAATAGTTCCAGGACCTTCCATGTCCTTTACCGCGACAGTGTAATCTGGTGCAAACGTCGGAAGAATCTGTTCAAAGATTTGTAATGCGTCATCCTGATTCTTTGCGTAAATATTTAACTGCATCGAAAGGGTGTAAGGAACACTTTGATTTACGACATTGGTTTTAGTAGTTTCGCCTGGGATAGGCGAACACCTTTTGTTCAATTTGTTTAGTCTTGAGGTGGTATCAAAATCAATAGACGTAATTTCAAAGCTCATGCGAGGTAGCTTGATCGCGATACTTTTATCAGTAGCAGCGTCCGTGTCAGATTGTATTCGAGCAAGGAATTTCTTTCTTGGCCCGTAAGCAATAGGGACACGCGTTTCGCCAGTGCCCTGTCGTACTATCTTGATGTTGTTAAAGATAGTCCCAAAAACAGCGACCGCCTTTTTCAACGTTTGGTTATAAAAGTGTTTTCCGTTTAACATATTATGCTATTACATCTGGCATACCAAATGGGCTGGTTTCGGTGAAGTCGATAAAATTATTACCAACTGTTTCAAAGTCAACGTTATCTGCGTAAGGATCGTTACTGTCAATCGCATTAAAGGCGTCAACTGCGGTGATTTCGTATGATGCGCCGGTTTCAACACCTATGATATTACCAGCTGCACCTACGGAAGTTGGTATGAACAGTGTGTTACTTCCATCACTCGCAACTTGACTCGATATTTCTATTTCTCCATCGCCGACAGTTGAAACTTCCCCGGTGACAGTAATTCCGCTTGTAGCGTTAGTCTGAGATACCTCTTCGCCTGCTATAAACGTTCCTGCCCCAAGGCCAAGATCTAATTTTGTGCGTGTAGCGTATTGGGTTTCGAACGAATCGATTGCTTCAACACCTGTGTCGAGTGCCTCATTGCCATATTCAAATAACTCGCATGTCAACTTAAATGTAGGCAGGTTTTGCAATTGATAGAAAGGTGATTGATCTTCAACAAATCTAATTTCGAATAAACCATTTACGAGAGGGAAGTAAATTAGATCACCTTCTTGAGGCCTACTCTCCGCCGTCGGTTGGAATCTACCAACGAGCTGTTCCCATCTACGAGTAGATAGCGCTAGTGTCATTGAGTCGCGTATTTCTACACCAAACTTAGAAAGCAAATCACCATCTCCCTCAAATCCATCAGTGTTTTCAACATACATTTCGATTTGAAATGATTCACCGAATTTACTTAAAGCGTCTTCATTGAAGATCGCATTAGTGTCAACAATCGTACGGGGAATATAGTACACATCATGACCGTATATTCGAAGAGCTTCTATGGTAATATCTTCATAGAGTCTTTTTTCTAGCGTAGATCCGTGGCTAAAATATGTATTTCTTGGCATAGTGTTAGCCTACAAAGTCGAGTGGTGGCATTTCGTGTTTCAGCTGCATTGTTTCTTCAAGCTGCTGAATCTCTTCTTTTGCATCATCGAAGATTTGCCGGCCGTTTAAAGTGACACCGCCTGGCAATACCATCCCTTCAAACTTAATTAGATTTAATCCCCATTGCCGTTTAAACAAAGCGGTGGTGTACTTTTTCAAAAAGCCATCGTTATAAACATCGGTGTTTACATCAGGATCGACTGCCTCATAACCATCGAATACGACGTACTTATCTTTCATGTTTTTCAGCGTATTCGAGTGGAAGTTCACCCGATTCTTGTGGCGTGACCACTCGATCATTTCGTACATACCATTGATGTTGCGATCGATTAAAGACATATATTGCTTTGTCAATTCGTAATCTACAATACCACCCCCAGTGCCATTCAAATCGAAGATGTCATTAAGGTGCATCTGATAATCGACGGAAAAGATACTGGACGAACTTGAGCTAGTATTAAAGACGTTATTAATAGAAAGAATGTTTGCGCTGTTCGGTACTTCGATATAGCCCTGATCGATTTCCGCCTGAGTTACAAGGTGTTTACGCAAATTGCGAACAACCGCATCGCCGTGATATTCTTGGTAATACTGAATAGCCTCATCAACACGATCTTCTAGTTGATCATCGTCAACATTGATTTCGATTACAGGAGCGCCTAAAGATCTTAAGCAATAATCAATTAATGACTGTCTGGTATTTGGTTTGGCCATAATTCTATTTATATGTTGATTAGATTAACCCCTGACGAAAGATGAAATACCATCAGGTCTCAAGAATCGTGATAAGCCATCGGTTCTAAGAAATGTGGCTAAAGGCAATCTAATTTTAACGACGTTATAAGTTCGATAAAGTTCTCCTAATTCAACACCAGCAGTGAAAGCGGCGATATCATCGGTGAAGCTAGGGCTATCCGCTAGCGCTTTCATTATAATGCCGCTGTTACTACTCGTGTCGTCAACAGTCAATTGATCGGTTGAATCGTCGACCTTTAAATCTAATGCTGCTTGTGCTAATGTTGAAATAGGCTTATCTGTGTCAGCGGTGTTATCAACATTGCCAAGACCTACCTGTGTGGCTGTAACTGCGTGAGGATTTGTGGTATCCCCAGTGTGAGTCGTTAAACTACTGTCGTCTGCCTTTAAATCTAATGCTGCTTGTGCTAATGTTGAAATAGGCTTATCTGTGTCAGCGGTGTTATCAACATTACCTAATCCAACCTGAGTAGCTGTTACAGCGTGAGGATTAGTTGTGTCTCCGCTGTGAGTTGTTAAACTACTACTGTCGAGCTTTAAATCTAATGCTGCTTGTGCTAATGTTGAAATTGGCTTATCTACATCAGCGGTGTTATCTACATCACCTAATCCAACCTGAGTAGCTGTTACGCCGTGAGGATTAGTTGTGTCTCCGCTGTGAGTTGTTAAACTACTGCCGTCGAGCTTTAAATCTAATGCTGCTTGAGTAAACGTTGAAATTGGCTTATCTGTGTCAGCGGTGTTATCAACATTGCCAAGACCTACCTGTGTAGCTGTAACGACGTGAGGATTAGTTGTGTCTCCGCTGTGAGTTGTTAAACTACTACTGTCGAGCTTTAAATCTAATGCGGCCTGTGTTGCTGTACTAACGGGTTTATCTGCGTCAGACGTGTTATCTACATTGCCAAGACCTACCTGCGTAGCAGATACGTCGTGCAATGTTACAGATTTCGCGACTATTTTGTTAAATTGATTCATGTCTGTGTGGGGGTTCTATTAATTAGTTGTTACACGCGGAGTAACATCAATCTGACCTTCTAATACACGTGTGATGATTGGGGTGGCAGCGCCTGATAAAATTTCAATATCGTAAACGTATCTGCCCGGCTTTATCGCCGCGGTTTGTGCTGCAGTTAAAGAAGCGACGACTTCACTATTGGCGACATCGACAGAAATTGTAAAATCGACCGCGGTCATTGACGTATAGGATTTGCGAAGTTGCCCTCTGCCGGTGTGACTCGTGAGATCTACCGAACCTGTAGCTGTCGTCAAATCGACGCTAAAGTTAAAGTCTGATCCTTGGTCGATAAAAAGATTTGAGTAAGTAGCCATACTATCTATTTATAATTTTCTCACTTACACTTAC